GCCCGAGCTTCGTTGCCGATGTCTTCATTCGTTTCGTACTGTGGCCTCGGCTCGTTGGGTTCCATCATCAACGCCTCCCTGCGTATCATCTGGAAAGACTGTAGTTCGCATCAAATCCAAGGCAACATTCAGTTCCTTCTGGGGAAGGCGGTACGTTGGCCGCTTTGCCCCCGGAGAAATGTTGAAGACTTGGAGCTTCTTGGTCTTGACCAGATTTACGACTGTGTATCTGGAAAGGCCAAGTCTGTTTGCGAAGTCTGTAATTGTCAGCCACTGATTCTTGTCAGACATAACTACTCCAATCAGAAAGGAAGGTCATCAAACCCCTTGGCCTTCGGCTTTGCAGCGGGAGCTGCTTGGGCAGCTTCCTGCTGCTTTTCCCTTGGCTCAGAGATCGCAAGAGAGATGTACGGCTTGCCGCCCTTGGACTGCTTCAGCCAGCCAGCGATGCGGAGGGTTTCCCCGCGAACCATGACCTTGCCGGTGAAATCAGGGGACGTTTCCTTGTTCTTCTCTTCTTCTCGGAAAAGGGTTCCCGACATATCCTTCATTTCGTATCCACTCATTTTCGTGCTCCAGCTGGAAGTTCTTTGTAATCCACATCGTGGGCCTCCAGCACCCTCATGATGTACTCTTCAGGCAGCTCTTCTGCCGACGAAAAAGACTTTTCATACTTGGTCTCTGCGTGACGGAGGAGTGCCTCCTCGTAAGCCTTCGCGTCGGGCTTCATGCCGAACACGAATGCAAGTGCTGCGGACAGGCCCTTGCGGGACAGCTCCGGATCACCCTTTGTGGCAACAGGCTTTGCCTTAATTTCGCTTACTTTTTTTTCAACCTTGTTAGACGCGGGCGGCATCATGTCAATCTCCGGCTGATCATTCTCACAACGAGGGATCAGCAAGAGGTCACGCAGGGTGTAGTTCATCCCCGTGGTCAGGGCTGCCAGCACAGCTTTGTCGAGCTGCTTCTGGTTCGGTGGCACAACCATTTCATTCTTGACTTCCATCTCTTCTCCGGACTCCGGGTGTGAGAGAATGTAGTCAGACATGACCGTGCTGTTTTCGGTCATGGTCCATGACTTGCGACAGAATAGAAGCCCGGCCTTGTGCAGGGCCTTGCGGCACTCTGTGATCATTGTCTCAGCCGAGACGTAGTCATAGTTTTGAAATGAGTTCTTGGCATCCTTTCCGACGCCGACGATTTTGCTTTGGGCCACAAGCAGGGCCGCTCCAATGTTTTTCATTCAGATACTCCATTCTCTGAGATAAACCAGTCGGGAACTTCGACCTCTTCGAGGTCCCAAAATGAAGGCCAGACGCCAGCAGACACGCAATCTGCATAAGTCTGAAGCCACTTTCTAACGACCGAATCTGCACGGTCGATTGTTTCAGAAGTCAGGCGGTAGACGCCGGTTGCATACGGTGCCTTCTTTTCCACCGCGATGATCAAGGCACCAGACGATGCTACTCCAGATGATGCAACAGCCTCTCGGTAATACGCCATCTGCGTGGCGTATGAAAACTTGGTGATCGACCTCTTGAAGGCGAACGGAGACGAGTCCATTGTTGTCTTGAGATCGACAAGGGGGCAGCTCATCCCATGATGGTCGCTCGAACAAAGCCCGTCAACCTTTGCCTTCCTCGCAATGGTGTCTCCAAACCTGCTGTCATCCCAGAAGTATTCCTTCTCAACCTGCCCATGGGCAACAGCGTCATCAAGAATCTTGGATGCAACAGGATGCGAAAGAACGGACGCGGACATCCTCTCCGCAGTGCTCCAGTCAGCAGGCGACACGCAGCACTTGCCCATCGCCTCAGACTGGAACAGGGCGTACTGCTCCTTGCCCTCTTTGGTCCGCCTATCGATCTTTGGCATCTTCAAAAAAGAACCCTCAACCGTGTGTGGCTCAAGGACCATGGCGTGCACCAGTGATCCGAGATTCATCGCATCGGTCGAGGGGGAGGGGTTATCCATCGCGTACTTGAAGTGCCCCGGACTCTTCCGGATCTCTTTCAAGCGGCTATGGGACAGTGCGGGATTTTCGTAGTAGCCTTCCATTGCGGGTTATTGTACCCATTCAGGAGGCTTTGTCAACTACCCTACCACTTTGTTTTATCTGCCCAGTACGCCGCAGACATCTTGCCCTTGGCTATGTTCTTGCCGTGGCGTGACTTAAATGACTTCCTCTTGGCTTTCATTTTATCGGACTCGCCAGCCTTCGGCTTGCCTGCGGTCTTTGCCCCCTGCTCGCCGAACCGGATCATTTTCACCTTGTCACCCTGCTTTGCGAGAACAACGTGAGACTTCTTCGCATGCCCCGGCGTTCGCTTGGGCTTGTTGTACCCAGAAAACTTTTCGCCTCTGTATTCAATAGCCACTTTTTTTCACCCTCTTCTTTGTTGTTTTTTTGGAAGCTGGCTTCGTGTGGCCATAGCCTTTTTTCTTCAGGGCCAAATGTGATTCGTAGGTACTAGCCATCTTCGCGGTTCCGGTTTTGGAATACATCATGTGCGGCTTAAAATTCTTTTTGGTTTTTTTAGCCATCACTTTTTCTTCCTTGTTTTCTTGGCAGTCTTTGCAGATCGCCGAAAGTCTGCGTCAGTAGGTGCTCCCTTGTCGCCCTTCTTTCGCATCTTTTTTCCTGCCTTCTTCTTCGCATTGATGTTGGCGTAAAGCCCACGCTTAGTCATGGCTTTCCTTTCAAACCCTAGATTGGTGAATACTCACGGCATCGAGCAGGGCGTTTTTACTGGCAAAGCCTGCGCCCTCGATTGCGCCGTGCATTCGGACCGCCAAATTATTAATGGGCACAGCAGCCTCAAGTGTTTTCACATGATGCCCGTCGATGTACAGCGAGGCGGACAGATTGGCGGCCGATGTCATCTGGAGCCGGATGGTGTAGTCATGAAACCTGTCGTAGTAACTGTACCCTTCAGGAGCAAGGGCCTCGGTATTGCTTCCTGATCCGTCTCCGGCAGCATACACATCCTCGTTGTCAGTCCAGACTACGGCCGATGCGGGAATTCCAGCGTCTGTGACATTAGACAACAGCCTGAAAACCATGTAGGAATAATCTGTTACAACCCCATCGATTGTTACTGTCTTTTTCCTTACCCAAATCTGCACACCAATCGTGCTGTTGCTTCCGCCATTAGTTGGGTTAGAGGCATTTTCGTTTGCGACCATCAGTTGCCATCGGCCCTCTTGTTCAGCTATCGGAGCCGGAGCCTTGTACCGCCAACTCAGCATGGCAGGGTCAGACCTGCCTGACAGCCCACTGTACCTCACTGCAATGTTGTCTTTTGACCCAACTTCCATCTTGGCGTAGTTGCCATTCCCGGTCGTTTGGATTCTGAATTGGCCCGAAAGGCCATCGACCAGACCATGGGTTCCCGACCCATCAACAAGCCCATCGCCGTAAAGATCGTCGAAGCAGGTTGAGTAATTCTCCGGATCAATGTTTCCGCTGAGCTGGCTGCCCTCAACGGGCGACATTGCAGCAGTGGCAATAACTTGTACGGCAGATGTGATTCCGCTACTCATGATTTATCCTCTCAAACTCGCGGCATCGAAACCGAAGCCCAGTCAACAGTTGCATATTGCGTTTGCACATCTCCGCTGTCAGACCACATTGCAAACATCAGCGGATTAAGCAGCAACTGGGACTCAGGCGTGCTGACAAGCGTGTAGACTTTTTTACCGTCAACAAACCAGCTGCAAGTGTTGGTTCCGTTTTGTCTGATTAACTCAACGCCATACACATGAAAGTCTGTTGCCGCATAATCAGACGGAAGCTGCGAGCCAGCCACCAGATCGACAACCCCGGGATCAGTTGTTGCATCATCGAACGAAATCGTCAAGGCGTTCGTGTCGTGGTTTCGCAGGCGGAAACCAAAGTTGTCTGAAGCCGCACCGATTGTGCTCGCCATTTCATCAGTCATGCCGATGTTAAAATAATCGGTCGAAGCAGAGCCTGTCACCTTGAGTCTTGCAGCAAAGGAAATTGCAGAGTTTTCCGTTTGGACAAATATATCTTTGGTCGCCAGCTTTGAGGCACCCGCCCCGCTAACGCTCTGCTTCGCCAAGCCGCACGCACCGTCAATCAAAGGAAAGCTGGAGGTGGTGGAAAAATGCTCAAGAGAATAAAAGTCAGTGAAGAATGCCGAGCCTCGCTCGGTTGAAGTGTCGCCAGCATTGAACCCAAAGGGTGTTGCTGACTGTGCCCCACGGCCAAGTGTAACGATGGTAGACATGAAAACCCCTTTGGTAAATGGCCCGCACGGGGTTGAGTCCCGTGCGGGCCTTGAATTATCTGATCAATCAGGAAGGCCGAGGCCCACTGAATGAAAGCCAATCGAAAGTAGCCAAGGATGTTTCAGCACCTTGGTAGCACATCCACTTGTGTGCAGGCATTGCTGCCCCACTTCCAACCACTTCCTTGATCAACTTTCCGTCAACGTAGAAAGCGGCCCGGTTCCGATCAACGCCGCCTTGGCTGTCACGGGTCAGCTCAACACCATAGGTATGGTAGTTGGTGCTGTCGTAGCCATCAGGAAGTCCAGCAGTAGTAATGACAGTTGTGCCGTCAGTGGTAGCGTCATCAAACTCTACACTAACGGTGTCATCTGCAACAGCTGTAGCCTGAGTGATAGTGAAGCCAAGACGAGTCGTTTGGCCGCTCAGTGCAGCATTGCTTGCGGGAGCCATTCCGAACCCGGCAATATCGCCATTGGTTCTCGCTGACATCTTGAATCGACAAGCGAATGACATGGTGCTGTCAAGTGCACCAGTATAAATCTTGTCAGTACCGCAGTGGCTTGCGTCAGCCCCAGAACTATTCTGAAGAACACCGCCGTCGCCATCAACGAGAGCAAAGTCTGTACCAACAGCAATTGGCCCAAGCTCATAAAAGTCAGTGAAGAATGCTGACCCACGGTCTGCGTCTTTCTGACCCGAATTAAAACCGAATGGCGTCCCGGACTGGGCACCTCGGTTCACGGTAACAATAGAAGCCATAATTTAGTTCCTTTCAGATCAGGCGAATACGACCGGACCAGCAGTGACGAGTGCGTTACGGCGACGATCGACACACTGGATGTTCATGGTCGCATCGATGTGAGTAGTGAACACGGTGTGTTGGTTAGGTGCGGTCTCGGGACCCTGTTCCTTCAGGTACTCGCCCGAAAGCAGGACCGAACGGAAACTTCCCCAGTTCAAGAAGTAGATGGGGTAGCCCTCACCGTCGGCGTTAGTCACACCATCGAGGTATGGAACGTAGGTGACAGGCACACCACGGAAGTTCACGCCACCCGCTTCGTGACCAACATCACGGGTTACAACTGCGTCGTTGAGGCGATATGAAATTGCTTCAAGACCAGCAACCGTGTCATATCCAGCGTAGATACCCCACTTGTCGGGGGTCGGGTTGTACGATGGGTACTGGGCATTCGGAATGGGCTTGAAGTTACACTTGGTGTAGGCAGCCTTCATGCACTGAAGAACTGTCAAGTTGGGGAACTGATTTCCACCCCAATCAGTACCAGTAACACTTCCATCAAGATCCTTTTCGTCGTAGTAGCCGAGGCCGTTCTGCCAACGAGGAACATCGGTCGGACTGATGCCTGCAACCGTAGTTGCACCGTTGTTCGGAAGACCGCCGGTGAAACCGAATGAAGCCTGACCAAGGGTGCCGGGTGCAGTGGCACCCGCGTTGTCAGACACCCAATACTGGACACCGTACATGTTCAGGTCGTTGCCTGCGGGAGGCATGCGCCAGAACTGCTCTTCCATGTGCTCGGTCAAAGAGACCATGGCGTCGTTACGACGGACCTTGACGAGATCGACGATGCGGCGAGGATCGCGGTTCATTGCGATTTCGCGGCGTTCGATTGCGTAGTTGGTGGTCGTGTGTCGCCAAGGAATCTCGGCAGTCGCCATGACATCACCCACGTTCACGGAGTCAACCGCGAAGAGCGAGGTCTGCTTGGCAGCACCACTGTTAGAGGTCATCAGGTTCCACTGAATAGAGGGACCTGCCTCGAAAGTCACAGCACTTTCCTGCATAAGGTTGGAGAGTGCGAGGTAATACTGGAGATCGTGGGAGAGATCGGTGTACCGAAGCTCGCCCAGTTCCTTCTGGGTAGTCTTGATCAGATCGCCCAGATCACTTGCTGAAATAGACATTTGAATTCAACTCCTCAAGGCCAAGCTAGATCAAGCCCTTTTCCTGCATCGCTCGGTGCACTGCTTTCGCTGCCCGTTCTTCGGGCCTTTCGTTGATAGCATTGTTTGTTGCACCACGGCTCACGAATTGACTCTGCCTAGCTTCCACCTTTTCGGTGATAACTTTTTCTCGGGCCTCGACCATCGAGGCACCGAACTCAGATGAAACGGCCTTCTCAAAGAGAGCCGCTTCGGCTGGGACATCCATGCCCGACGCTTTGTAACCGGCACGGAGCACCTCAATGGCACCCTGAACGCGGCCCTTGGCAGACTCGCTGGCGAGGACATCCCCGTATTTCCCAGACTCTGAGTTCCAGATCCCGGAAAACTGATCCGCCTTGCTGGCGGTTTCTTTGGCGGCACTCGCTCGCTGCCGCTCAGTTCTGAGCTGGCTTTCGAGGTTGGCCACCTTGTCTACCAACGCTTTCACGTTGGTTGCGAGATCCTCGTCGATGTAATCTCCGAGGGTCTCCTTCATCTCAATGGGAATGGCAGGCGGGATTTCTTCATCACTTGCGTCATCCACTGAGGAGTTGATACTTGGTGCCGCAGGCACGACCGGTTCTGGCGTGACTGCGGGTTCTGTCGATTCTTCCACCGCTGGCTCGGCAGGGGCGTCAAGCCTTACCGAGTACGGATCTTTATGATCGAACGTCGCTGGAGGCTTTTGATTTCGTTCTTGGGGATTATTTTCAGTCATATCCATACTTGTCCTGCTTTCCCATGGCTTTGAGAATCTTGCGTCTTTGTGCGTGGCTCTCTATCTTCATGGCTCCATCTGGTGTGAATTGAACCTTTCCGCAGCCCAATCCTTCGAGATCCTTCTGCAATCCATCGACTTTATCGGGGTGGGTTCCAAGCGATTCGCTGACCATCGGCCAACCCTTCGAGGTCGAAACCCGGGTCTTGCCTTCTGAATCGTAATCGCGTCTCCACTTGACCCCATCAATCTCGATATGCTCGCCAGTTTGCAGGTGACACATTTCGCTGACAGACATTGTCAGGTCTTGAGTCTCGCCCGTTTCTTCATTTTTATAGCAATACGTTGGCATTTGTCAACCCAATGGGCCTTGCATAGGTCTTGATAAAGCGTCTTCTGCACCCGGCCCCGGTGCACCGCCAGCCAATATCTGCGTCATTGCAGCGTCACGCGACGATCTTGTGCCGCCGGTAGGTATGTTCCGGCGAATGTATTCACGTTGCGTCTTTGGCTGCATTGCGTCAGACGTGGACAGATTAGCAGCATTAACCGCTCCTGTGGGGTCAAGATTACCTCCAACCGGAACAATCAGGTCGGTGATCTCGTGCACTCCTGTCAGCTCCGCCATGTGGCCGACGAACGCAGGAACATCGATCTGCACTCCTTGCTGCTGCATTGCCGGTGCAAGCGGGGCGATGTAGTTCATCATGACCGAACTCAAGGTGTTCGCCCGCTCGGCACTGGTTGTCTCTTGCAGGCTCCCCGGGGTGATGTCAAAGTTCAGATCAAAGAACTCGGACTCTTCCCGCTCCTTTGGTGTCAGCGGGATTTCAACTTCGATCCCGGTTGCCCCAAACTCTTCGACCAGCGTGTAGGTCTTTGTCGGGTCATACCATGCCCACATGCCAATGCTTTCGACGCACTTCTTGGTGAACTGTGTCACCTTGGCCTGCATCTCTTGGATCTTCTGGGAAGAGCTTGCCTTGATCAGTTCTTCCTGACCAAGGGTACTTGCAGAGGCTGCGAGTCCGCCGATGGTGTCAAGGTTGCCGCCCACATAGTTGAACAGGTCTCTGAGCTGAAGAGCGAAGGCAAGACCGCTTTGGTCAATACCTCCGAACTTCAACTCTCTAGTGGCCTCGGGCCTGTCGCTGCGAATCATGTCGCCATCATTGGCTTCGAGAACCCTCTCCCCATCATCCTCAGCCCCGGCTGCGACGATACCGACCACCTTTGATCTGTCGTTCTGACGAACCAGTTTTCTGACAGTCCTGTTCATTGCCTCGCTCAGGTCAATCAAGCTGGCTACCGGAGGCAGCGGCATGATCTGTCCCGGGACATCCCCAAGCGAGAGCATGATGTACGGACCAATTTCCGGGCCGTCCCATTCAACTTCCCTGACCGGGAAGTCGAACATGGGCGTCCCGCCATCATCAC